TTGTCCGTCGCACATCGCCATTGTCTGGCCGAGAGCCGCATTGTCCGACGGACATGCGCCGGGTGCGACGGACATTCGCATAATGCCCGACATGTCCGCACCGTTGGCATTGTCCGCCAGAGAATCGCTGCCGAAGCCGAGTTGTCCGAGAGAACGCGCCGCCTGTTCGAAATCTCCGCCATGGTTGAGCAGAGAGTAGACGGCGAACGGCGAATAGCCGCGATTGGGCTCGAACGGTGCGGCGTTCGACGAGAAGACGTAGAACACGCCGTCCTTCAGCGTGGCGGATGTGCCCGATTCCTTACCAGGCCGTCGCCAATATTCGTTATCGCCACCCTTGGTTCGCACCCATCCGTGTTGTGCGAGCACAGCCCGCACATCTCCGCGATGGTTGAAGTCATCGCCAGGGCGTGCGCCCATCTCTGGCGGAGAACCGCATGGTCCGACGGACATCGCCGTTCTCTGGCCGACCATGCCATTGTTCGTCGGACAATCACCGCTGTGCGAGTCGTCGGCCGACAACTGGCCCTGTCCGACCGATGATGGGCCTCTCTGACCGGCATCGCCGTTGTGCATCGGACCATCGACCACCGGCGGCAGATATTCGGTCAGGTCCAACGCCGCCTGGAGGAGAATGTCGCGTTCGGCCATGGTCAGCACGGGCGGGTTGGCTAGGTCGCCCTGGATCAGTTTGTATCCGGGCGTCGGCGCACAGAGGAACAGCCCACCTTCGCCACGCGTCTCGATGAGCGTGACGATCTTGTCGCCTACGCGGCGCTGGGCGAGCTTCATGTTGCCGCAGACCTCGCCCTCGTAGAGGTAATACACGTGCCGCCCGTCGTGTTGCGTGCTCTCGATGACCAGCTTGGCCAGCAGGTCGGGCGGAATGCGCTGCGTCCATGCCTCATACTTCTCGCCGCCCGCGTCGAAGTCGATCATCTCGCCGTTGCCCGACACCTTGCCGCAGAGAATGCACAAGGCGTCCGGACCATTGGCGAACCAGGCCGACACCTCGGCCTCGGTGGGCAGACGCTTGCGGTACTGCTTCCACCTGCCGATGGCCGGGCGTTTCTCGGCCAGCTTCGCAGGCAGAACGCACTGACCGGCGGCGAGGTAGTCGGCGGCTGCCGATTGAAGGCTGTCGGTTTCAACGATCAAAATGGCACCTCGTCTTCCGGCCACTCGTAGTCGGGCAGCTCGCCGTCATCGCGTTCATCGCAACCGGCCAGTTGCGGCGGAATCGGCCCGAGTTGGTAATCGGTGATGCGGTCGAACTTCTCGCCGGTCACCGAGCGCACGGTGACGGCCTTGGTCTCGGCGACACCACCCGCTTCGCAGATCTCCACGGCCTCCTCGGCGGTGTCGGGGAATGGTTCGTTCGACCGCACCCGCCACCACGCCTCGAACTTGCCCCTGGCATAGCCGGTGTGTTCGGGACAGACCCACTCACTGCGGTGGTCGTTGAAGCCCACGCGGTAGTCGATCCGCATCGTGCGCGGGTGGTCTTCGGGCGCGTCGCGTTTGACGTGGACGCTGTAGTAAACGTCCTGCACCTCGTACTCGGTCTCGGTGACCTCGCCGGAGAGGATGCCCGCCGTCGTGGCCTGATGATCATGTTGCTCGCGCTGCGGCGGCGGGAACTCGTGCCCGCACTCCGGGCAGATGCCATAGGCCGCGTGGATCACGGCCTGGCACTGGGGGCATTCCTTCGCAGGCGCTTCGCCGTTGCCAGTCGAGCGGTCCTTGATCTCCAAGGCGTCGACTGGCCCGTGCCGCAGGATGTTGCCGCCGAAGTCCAGGACCAGGCAGTTCTCCTTGGACGGGTCCAACCGGAATCCGCGTCCGACCATCTGGTAATAGAGGCCGGGCGAGTTCGTCGGCCGCAGCAGCGCCACGCCGTCGATGTTGGGCGCGTCGAAGCCGGTGGTCAGGACGTTCACGTTGACCAGGTACTTCAGCTCGCCGATCTTAAACCGCCGCAGCGTCTCGGCCCGCTCGAACGGCAGTGTGTCGCCGCAGACGAAACCGCACTCATGGCCTGTTTCGCCGAGGACGCGCTGGACATGCAGGGCATGCTGCACACCGGCGGCGAAGATCAACACCGAGTGCCGCTCGGCGGTGTGCTCGACGATCTCGCGGCACGCCGAACGGACCAGCGAGTCGTCGTCCATCAACGCCTCGACCTCACCCGCGATGAACTCGCCGCCCCGGATGTGCAGGGCCGATGTGTCCACCTTGCGCCGCCCAGCCTTGGTCTTCAGCGGGCACAGGTAGCCCTGCACGATCAACTCGCGGACACCCACCTCGTAACAGATGTGGTTGAGCAGGTTCTCCGGGGCGCAGATCATGCCCGTTGTCATGCGGTACGGCGTGGCGGTCAGGCCGATCAGCCGCACATTGGGATTGACGACCTGGGCGTCGGCCAGGAAGGTGCGATACATGCCCTCGCCGTCGGGCGGCAGCATGTGGGCTTCGTCGATCAGGATGAGGTCGAAGCGGTCGAGTTCAGCCGCCCGGCGATAGACGCTCTGAATCCCCGCGACGATGATCGGATGCTCGGTGTCGCGGCTCTTGAGGCCCGCCGAGTAGACACCAATCCGGTTCCATAGGTCCGGAGCCATCGTGTGCAACTTGTCCACGGCCTGCTCGAGCAGTTCCTTCACGTGCGCAAGGATCAGTACGCGGCCGTCCCACTGGGTCACGGCGTCGCGGCAGATGGTCGCCATCACCGGCGTCTTGCCGCCCGCCGTCGGAATCACCACGCATGGATGATCGTCACGCTGTCGCAGGTGGTCGTAGACGGCGGCGACGGCCTCGGTCTGGTAAGGCCGAAGCTGCATCACCATGTGATCACCGTCGTCAGGGTTGCCGCCGCCAACCAGTAGATGACCTTGCGCCAGTCGCCGGTGGGCACATAGCCCGCAGCGGCGCAGACATCGAGAATGATCAGGAGCGTGGGAAACACTTTCTGCATGTCAGTTGAGTTCCGGATCGAAGGTCTCCATGGGGTTGCCGCAGATCGGGCAGCGCCGCAGCGGCAAAGGCATCACGTCCACCTGTAAACGACCATTCCGCACCACATCGCGTCGACGCGTCAGAAGCAGATCGATCTGGCTGTCATCCTCGTAGACGCCCGCGCGTTCGAGCGCGTCGAGGACGGGCTTCTGGATGTTGTCCAGGTCGCGGCGGCGACGATCGGGCGGAAAGGCGTCCATCGCCAGGGCAATGCGCCCGCCCGACGGTGGCTTTCGTGGCCCGTTCCCGCCCAGGAGGGCACAGACGTTCTTGCGGAACGTCCGGCCCTCCCGGCTGATCAGCGTGCGCGGCCCGACCCTTCGCCAGTAATGGTTCACGCTGGGCGGATAAGGAAGCGTCATCACCACAGCAGCCTCCTTATCGTTTCCAAGGTGGCGTGTTGTCGGCCACGGGCGCTTGGGGCTGCTGGCCATTGGCACCGGCAGCGTCCTTGCGGGCGTAGCCTTTGATCTCGTTGGTCAGTTCTCCGGTGTCATCGCGCTTCTTGAGCTTGATGGTGATCATCAGCGGCAGGTTGTGCAGGTCCACGCTGTCGCGCGGCTGCATCACACCGACCGCGTGGCAGATCGCCGACAGTTCGCTGCGTGCGATCTTCACCGCCGTGGCATTGGGGTTGTTGAGGTTCAGTCGCGCCCACAGCACGCGGTTCTTGTACTCGCCCTCCAGGATCGTGAACGTCAGCTGGAGGTAGCTGCCCGATCCGCTTTTGGTGGGTTTCATCTCGCTTTCGGTGATGGCCGCGAGGTACTTGCCCGCCGGGAGCGGCTCGAAACTGGTGGTCGGTTCGACTTCGGTCGCGTTGAATCCATTCAAGTTTGCCATGGGTCAGTTCTCCTTGGAGTTGGTGTTCTGGTTCTTATCGCCGCCCACCACGCGCAGGCCGTGAGCGGGCGAGGGACTGGCGGTCAGCGCTTGCATCAGCGCCGACCACGACAAGGGAAGCTCGGCGGGCAGGCTGTAGCGGTTCTTCGCCAGGATCACGTTGGTGCCCTGGGTCAGAAGCGTTCGCCGGTCGCCATCACGCGAGGCGTACAACACCGCGTCGGCCCACTCGATGAACGGCGGCGCGATCCACTGCGGCAGATCGGGCGCGGCCAGTCGCAGGTCGAAGCCTTCCGGCGCGGTCATGCGGGTGTTGGCGGCGTGGGCCAACAGGATGATGGCCATCCCGTTGTCGGCTACGGCGTTGAGCATCGGCAGCAGGTCGCGGTAGACGATGTTCTGGACGATCTCACGGGCCTTGAAGTACCCGCCATGTGCCGTGCCGAGCGTGTTGGTGATCTCGCCCTTGGCCTTGCCGTCGAGGTCAAGCACGACGTGTTCGACGATGCGCTGCACCGTCCAGTCGATGGTGTCGATGGCCAGCGCCGAGGCGTCCTCGGGCGGGGACGAGGCCAGTTCCACCAGCCACTGGCGCATCTGCGGCCAGGACTGCAGGTACGGCGTGCGCTTCAACCCGCGCACGGCACCGGCCCCGTTTTCGCAGTCGATCAGGATCGCGTCGGCCGACGCCGCGAAGGTGGTCTTGCCGACGCCCGGCTGGCCGTAGACGATCATCTTCGGCGGCGCAGGCGTGGTCGTGGTGATCAGTAAATCCATCAGTGGCATAGCAGTTCTCCGTTGTTCGAGGTCGCCTTGCAGGTGCAGTAGTGCCAGGTCATCGCCTGGCGTCCGCTGACGCGGCAGGTGCGGGTCGGGCCATTGCAGACCAGGCCGTCGGCCCGCAGTTCGGGCAGGCGCTTGTGGGCCTTGATGCCGATGCGGTCTTCGATCTCACGGGCGGTAGCGCCGGGCATCTTCACGACCGCCGCCAGGCACATCTCGCGTTGCTGTTGCGCAA